GAATGTAAAATTAAAATGGATAATACTTGCAATTATAGTTTGGCAGTTTATATAAAATAATTATGGACATTGTTGCATTTTGCAATAGATTATATAAAGTAATAGACGAGAAGGTTAATACTATACAAAATTGCATACTAGACGAAGGCGCAAGAGATTTCGTTCAGTATAAATTTTTACAAGGGCAACGAAAAGCGTTGCTTGAATTGAAACAGGAGATTAAAGACCTGCTTAAAAATTATGACCCAGAAGAATAAAATAATACCAGGACCAAATGTAGTTAAACCAGTAAAAGGTATAATCTTACCGCGTAACGTAGCAGAAAAATATATCAAAGAAAAAAAAGCAAAGCATTGGAGCCAAATAAAAGATGGCCCTGTTAAAAAAACTTTAACCGAAGCTGAATACCATGCTGATAAAAAATGGCGTGAACAAGAAGCAAAAACTCAAGAGATAAAAAAAGCATTAGAATATGAAAAAAACAAAAGCCTACCCGAAGGATTTGATGTAAGCAAACCTGCTTTAAGCAAAATGCCTGCACCAACTGGTTGGAGAATATTAGTATTACCTTTTCAACCAAAGAAAAAGAAAAAAAATATTCATCTCCCTGATGAATTTGTAGAACGCGAAAGATTAGCTACTGTATGTGCTTATGTATTAAAAGTTGGGCCAGATGCCTATAAAGATGAGGAAAAATTTCCTAATGGCCCATATTGTAAGGAAGGTGATTGGATTTTATTTGGTCGCTATGCGGGAGCTAGATTTAAGATTGAGGGTGGAGAGGTTAGAATATTAAATGACGATGAAATAATCGCGACGATAGGAAATCCAGAAGATATCCTACACGTCTAACATGGACAACAGAAGGAGGAGAAACCATGCCTAAAATTGAGAAAAAGGCTGAAGAAGCAAACAGTGAACCTATGATCCCTTTGGATGATAGTGGTCCTGCGGTTGATGTAGAATTACCTAAACCAAAAGCTTCTGAAGTTAAAGAGAAGGAGAAAGAGGTCGAAGTTAAAGAAGTTGAAGAAGTCAAAGAAAAAAAAGAAGAACCTGTAGTTGCTCCAACTGCAAATGCGAAAAAGGAGATAAAAAAGGACGAGCTAGATGATTATAGTGCAAATGTAAAGAAACGTATTGAAAAACTTACATTTAAATTAAGAGAAGCAGAACGAAGAGAAAAAGCAGCTACTGATTATGCTGAAAGTGTTAAGACTCGTTTTGATGATCTTGATAAAAACTATTTACAGCAAGCCTCAGATAGAGTAAAATCTGAAACAGAAAAGTCTAAGGAGCTTCTTAAAAAGGCTATTGAAGAAGGAGATGCTGATAAAATTGTTGACTTGAACCAGCAAATTGCTACTCTAGCCGTAGATGACGCGAGAGTAAAAGCTGCAGAAGAAAATGCAAAAGTAAATAAAAAGACTAAACCTGCAGAAACTACTGAAGAAGCAATTGCTTCGGATCAACCACCTCAACCAGATCCAAAAGCAGAAGCATGGGCTGCAAAGAACTCTTGGTTTGGTTCTAATGAAGCCATGACTTATACTGCCTTTGCGATACATAAGAAACTTGTTGAGCAAGAAGGATTTGATCCACATAGTGATACGTACTATGAAGAAGTAGACAAAAGAATTCGTGACGAGTTTCCTCATAAATTTGATGGGGAAAAAGCGGATACCGGACAACAGAAACCCGCCCAAGCTGTAGCGTCCGCGACTAGAAGTACAAAAACTGGGCGCAAAACCGTGAGACTCACACCGTCTCAGGTGGCAATCGCTAAAAAATTGGGTGTGCCGTTAGAAGAATATGCTAAATACGTGAAGGAGGATAACTAACATGAAAAGTAAAACTAAATCTAACAAAACCTCTCACGCAGCCACGATGCGTACTAAAACGACACGAAAAACTTCGTGGACTCCCCCAAGTCTCTTGGATGCACCTCCAGCCCCAAAAGGGTTTGTGCACCGTTGGATTAGAGCGGAGAATGCAGGTTTAGATGACAAGAAAAATCTTGCCTCTAAACTGAGAGAAGGATGGGAACTTGTCAAAGGTGATGAGTATCCAGACTTTGAGGCTCCGACAGTTGAAAATGGAAAACACGCAGGAGTTATTTCTGTAGGAGGATTGTTGTTGGCTAGGATGCCTGAAGAACTTGTGAAAAGCAGACAAACATACTTTAAGTCTAAAACTGAAGGTATGACTGAGTCTGTTGATAGCAATATGATGAAGGATAATGCCCATCCAACAATGCGTATACAAAAGCCAGAGAGACAAACACGTGTCACTTTTGGCGGCCCAAAACCAGACAAGGATTAAATAACTTCGAACTGGGTATTAAAAGCCGTTTGTATTTTTTATTAACCGTTAACGTAAGTTAACAATTTCTTAGGAGATATACTAAAAAATGGCAAACATTGATGCCCCTTTTGGTTTCGTTCCTGTCAGAATGCAAGGTGGAGCACCATTTTCTGGTGGTCAATCTGAATATACGATATCTAGCACCTATGGTACTAATATTTTTACCGGTGACCTAGCTATCCAAGCAGCAGATGGTGATATTGAAGTATCCGCTGCTACTAGCACTAACAACATTGGAGTTTTTAATGGTTGTTTTTATACTGACTCGAACGGTAAACCTCAATATGCTAAATATTGGCCAGCTAGTACAACCTCCACCGATGCTGTTGCTTTCATCATTGATGACCCAAATGTTATATTTGAGGCTCAAGAAGATGGTAGCGCTTTAGCACTTGCTGACAGAGGAACCAATACTGATCTTGTTGCAACTGCAGGTAGTACAACTACAGGTAGAAGCGGACATGAAATTGATTCCGATGAAACAGGTAGTGCTGCAACTGCGCAATTTCGTGTTGTTGCGGTCTCAAAAGACCCTAGCAATAATACTGTTGCATCAGCAAATTGTAACTGGTACGTAAAAATTCTTGAGCACCTTAATGGTCCTCAAAGTACTGCTGGTATATAATAGGAGGATAACTAATGGCAATATCACGTTCACAATTAACCAAAGAGCTAGAACCTGGCTTAAATGCTTTGTTCGGTTTGGAATATGGTCGTTATGACCAAGAACATGCAGAAATCTTTGACACAGAATCTTCAGATAGAGCATTTGAAGAAGAAGTAATGTTATCAGGATTTGGTAACGCAGAAGCTAAGCCTGAAGGTAGTGGCGTAAATTACGACACCGCTTCAGAATCTTGGACTGCTCGTTATAATCATGACACAATTGCTTTAGCTTTCGCAATTACTGAAGAAGCTGTTGAAGATAATTTGTATGATCGTCTTTCATCCCGTTACACAAAAGCATTAGCTAGATCTATGGCTCATGCTAAACAAGTTAAGAGCGCTAATGTTCTTAACAATGGCTTTGACTCATCTTACACAGGTGGAGATGGAAAAGAATTACTTGCAACTGATCACCCTACAAATGGTGGTGGTAATTTGCGTAATGAACTTTCTACAGCATCTGACCTTAATGAAACTTCGCTAGAACAAGCTTTAATTGATATAGCAGCTTTCATTGATGAAAGAGGATTAAAAGTCGCAGTTCAAGGTACAAAATTAATTATACCAAAAGAATTGCAATTCACAGCTGAGAGGCTTCTTGCTTCTCCGTTGAGAGTAAGTACAGCAGATAATGATGTTCATGCAGTAAAATCTATGGGAATGCTCCCAGAAGGTTATGTTGTAAATCATTACCTAACTGATACTGATGCTTGGTTTATTAAAACCGATGCTCCAAATGGATTAAAACATTTCGTAAGAGCTCCAATCAGAACCGCTATGGAAGGCGATTTTGATACTGGTAACATGAGATTTAAAGCTCGTGAAAGATACTCTTTCGGTTGGTCTGATCCAAGAGGAATCTTTGGTTCACCAGGCGCGTAATCTTTATAGTGAGAGGGCTTTATGTCCTCTCACTTAACTAGGGTTTATTAACATTATACCGACTGACCTAGCAGACAATCGTAGAAGAGACGGTA